TACAAAATAGAACAAAGCAAGCGAAAGGTTACATAGTAGAAGACTCAATAGAGGGCTGGGCATCAGCTCTTGACGTGTTGATGTCTTCATTCTTCGTAGGAGGCGGTAAATATCCTGAATACGAAGGCAGAAGAGTATACTTTGACTTATCACAAATCAGGCCAAAAGGCGCGCTTATTTCCGGTGGATTTAAAGCGCCAGGGCCAAACGGTTTACGTAGGTCACTCGATAAAATAGAACACTTACTACAAGGTATTGTATTAGACTCAAAAGAGCCAATAGACATAAAACCAATAGATGCTTACGATATCGCTATGCATGCAGCAGATGCTGTATTGTCAGGCGGAGTACGTAGGTCAGCAACTATTTGTCTTTTTTCCCCAGACGATGAAGAAATGATGAATGCTAAAACTGGCAATTGGTTTATGGATAATCCACAAAGAGGTAGATCTAACAACTCTGCAGTTATTGTAAGAGATGAGACTACACCAGAAGAGTTTGGCAAGATTATGGAATCTGTCAAACAGTTTGGCGAACCAGGGTTCGTCTTCGTTGAATCAAAAGAACATACTACAAATCCATGCGTTGAGATTGGTATGTATCCGCAGATCAATAAGAAGTCAGGTTGGCAAGGTTGTAACTTGACTGAAATCAATGGAGGCAAATGCAATACCGAGGAAGACTTTTATAAGGCATGCCGAGCAGCGTCTATCCTCGGTACCCTACAAGCGGGGTACACAGACTTTAAGTTTTTAACTGACACATCAAAACTTATTTTTGATAGAGAGGCTTTACTTGGAGTTTCAATTACAGGGTGGATGAATAATCCTGATATTCTTTTCAATGAAAAGATCTTAGAAAAAGGTGCAGAGATTGTTAAAGAAGTTAACAGAGAAGTTGCAAAAATAATTGGTATTAATCCTGCAGCAAGAACGACTTGCGTTAAGCCTAGTGGTAATGCATCGGTATTATTACAAACTGCATCTGGTATTCATGCTGAACATTCTGATATGTACATAAGAAATGTACAGATGAATAAAGAATCTGAAATAACTCAGGCTATAATGAAGACAAACCCGTACATGGTTGAAGACTCAGTATGGTCTGCCGGTGGTACAGATGTTGTTGTTTCTTTTCCTATATTACCAAATAAAGGTTCAATGTATAAAGATGATCTATTAGGTATTAAACATTTAGAACTTGTTAAGAAAGCTCAAAAGCATTGGGTTGAAACTGGAACTAATGAAGATCTTTGTGCAGATAAAGGAATAAGGCATAACGTATCAAATACTATTATTGTAGATGACTGGGATGAAGTTGAAAAATATGTATTTGAAAATAGAGAATCTTTTGCTGGTATTTCTTTTTTAGCTATGTCTGGTGATAAAGATTACAATCAAGCTCCTAATACCGCAGTTATAACAGCAAAAGATATGGTTAAAAAATATGGTAATGCAGCGGTGTTTGCATCTGGTATGGTAGTAGATGCTTTAAAATGTTTTAATAATTTATGGGATGCTTGTTCTACTGCAAAAGGATTTGGAGAAGATATTTCATTAGAGTCATCTGAAAATGCTATGAAGAAAGACTGGGTAAGAAGGTTTGGTAAGTTTGCAGATAATTACTTAGACTCAAATGCGCAACTTGCCGAACACTGTTTAAAAGACGCGTACTTATTACATAAGTGGAATAAGATACAATCAACTTTAAAAACCGTCGACTGGAAAGAAGATATAACAGAAAGAAAGTATACTGATGTTGATACACTCGCTGCAGCCGCATGCGCAGGTGGCGCCTGTGAAATCGATTTCTAAAGTCGTTTCGCCTTGTATAAAAATATGCACGTTGCAAGACGATTTTTGTATTGGTTGTGGTCGATCTACTCAAGAAATTGCCGAGTGGTCAACTGCATCTAATAAAAGAAAGGAACGTATACTTGAAAGATTACCAGATAGAATGCGAAGAATGCGATGAGACTTCTTACGTAGCTTCATATAAAAAACCAAAGTATTGCCCAATATGCAGTAAAAAAGCTGAACCTGAAGAAGTGGAAAATGTGGATTTATAATAATGTAATTTTTGAAGATACGCCAGAGGAGTATCAAGGCTTTGTATATCAACTCACTGAAATTCATTCCAACAAAAAATATATTGGAAAGAAGAACTTCTGGAAACCTAAAACATTACCCATCACTAAAACACGTAAGAGACGCGTACGAACGCGTGTCGAATCAGATTGGAAACAATACTACGGCTCATCAGCTGAAGTACGCAATCTTGTAGAACAAAACGGACAAGAAACATTTAAAAGAAAAATATTAAAACTTTGTAAAACAAAAGGCGAAATGTCTTATTACGAGACAAAAATGCAATTTGATAACAATGTTTTATTCAGAGAAGATTACTTCAATAATTTCATTGGTTGTAGAATACACGCAAAACACTTAACAAGTTAAGTGAAAACTTGTTTACAAATGCAAAAAAGTATGGTATAATATATCTATAAAATGAAAAAAGCGGAGTATATTAAATGTCTAAACCAATCTCAACATCATCACTTAAGGCTTTAATCCTTAAATCTAATAATCCTTCAACTAAAATTAATCTTTTATTAAGAACTCTTCCAGAAACTATTAGAAGAGAAACTGTAAGAGAAGATTACAATATGAAAATTATAAAAGATCTTGCTAATAAGTATACAATGGTTCAAAAATTAGCTGCGGAGATTTTATAATGAAGATTCAAGGTGCAACTACTATCCTTAAAAAAGAATGTAAATTTTTAGGATTAACAATGGAAGAATTAAAAACAATGGTTCAGCGTAATCCTTACGCTTTTCCTAATAAAGTGATTGAAGCATTTGGTGTATATTATGATTATGAGAAGGGAGAAATATAATATGGGAATTCATATAGGTAAACACGATCGGTCAACCTCATGGATTGGCAGGTTTGATCCACAAGATCCACAAGATATGTTAGAGTACGAAATGGTTAAATCTGTCGTACGTGCGTGTAATTCAAGAAATAGAAAATTTCGTGTAGAAAAGAAAGGTAGAAAACCAACTAATGGTTTTAATTACTTTGGTGATCCTAAAGGTGGTATGAAGAATGCTACGCTATGGGATGTATATGTTTATAGGAGATACACAATATGATTATAGTTGATTATAGTGGTATAGCAATTGCTAGTATTATTATTAATAAGACTTTTGATGAACAATTAATTCGCCACATGATTCTTAATTCTCTTAGAATGTATCGTACAAGATATAAAGAAGATTATGGTGAGCTAGTTTTAGCTGTAGATGGTCCAAATAATTGGCGTAGAAAAACTTTTCCACAGTATAAAGCAAGTAGAAAAAAAGATAGAGGTAAATCTACTTTTGACTGGAATGAAACATTTAGAATACTTAATATGGTAAGAGAAGAAATTGCAGAAAACTTTCCTTATAAAGTTATTCATATTGATGGTTGCGAAGCTGATGATATTATAGGTACTATAGTTACTATGAATCCAGATTCAAATAGAGATTTCAATCCAGAAAAAATTATGATTGTATCTTCAGATAGAGACTTTTTACAATTACAAAAATATAAAAACGTAAAACAGTATTCTCCACTTCTTAAAAAAGAGTTAATTGAAAAGAATCCAAGAGTATATCTGCAAACACATATCATTAAAGGCGATAAAGGCGATGGCGTACCTAATATATTATCTGATGATAATGTCTTTGTTGAAGGCTTTAGGCAAACACCTATATCTCAAAAGAAAATAGATAATATTATAGAAGATTTAGAAGAAGGCGAATTATTATACGCAGCTTCTTGGTATCGTAATTATTGTAGAAATAAAAAATTAATTGATCTTACTGAAACTCCACAAGAGCTCAGAAAAGAGATTATAAATAATTTTATGGATCAAGATCCAGCATCGTTACATAGTAAGAAAGGAAAAGTCTTTTCTTACTTAGTTGCTAAACGTTGTAATAATTTGATTGAAAGTGTACAGGAGTTTATTTAATGAAACAGTATGTTTTTGAAGTCCTTGAAGATGTAACCAAGGCTCGCACACGCGATGAAAAAGTTCGTGTTTTAAAAGAAAATGAATCATGGGCTTTAAAAGATATAATAAGAGGTTCTATGGATTCTAAAATAATATGGAATCTACCTGAAGGAGCACCTCCTTATAGACCAGCACCAGCTCATAGTCATCCAGCAAATTTACTTAGAGAAAATAAAAAATTTAGATATTTTGCTAAAGGCGGCTTAGGAGATAAAATGGCTGCAGTTAAAAGAGAATCCATATTCATAGGTATTTTAGAAGGCGTACATCCAGAAGACGCTAAGTTAGTTATTTCTATGGTTAACAAAGAAAAAATTAAAGGTCTATCAAGACCAGTAGTAGAGGAGGCTTTTCCAAAATTACTGCAAGACTAACTCTACTATAGTAGAAAGGCAGAAAAATGGTACCACAAATTGTTAAAGATTTAAATATTCAACCTTCAAAAATAAAAAAGAGAGGCAGAATTAATAAAATGAATAAAATTCTTAAAAGAAAAAATTTTATAGAAAAACAAATTAAATTAACAAAAGTACCAGAGGTTTACATTTCGACTTAAAGAAAAATATAAATATTTACAAATGAACTAAATTATGTTATAATATTATTATTTAAAGGTGATACATGAATATTTTTATACTAGATAAAGACCCAGTTAAAGCAGCTGTTATGTTGTGCGATAGGCATATTCCTAAGATGATTGTGGAATCTGCACAAATGCTTAGTACAGCACATAGGCTTCTTGATGGTAAGCCAGAAAAACGTAAGTCAAGATCTGGAAAAACTATACAGACTTATTATGCTTTTGGCGACGTACGTGACCACTTATATTATGCTGCAGTACATAAGAACCATCCTTGTACAGTATGGACTATGAAAAGCAAACAAAACTACAATTGGCATTATGGTCATTTTGTTTCTATGTCTAGAGAATTTGAATATCGTAGAAATAAAAAACACGTAACTTTCGAAAAACTAGGTAAAATACTAGCAGCTCCTCCAGAAAATATTCCACATGTTGGACTAACGGAGTTTGCTCAAGCTATGAATCATTATCCGGATTGTAAAGTCCCAGGTGATGCCGTACAAGCTTATCGTAATTATTATCATTATGCAAAAGATTTTGCTAAGTGGGAATGGAAAAGACCAGCTCCAGATTGGTGGGAAGGATATAAAGGTGCCTAAATATACTTTACGTAAATGGATAGATTCTAAAAATGAATATATTGAATGGGATGTAGATTGCAAATCGGATGAAGTACAAAGTCTTTGCGATGAATATAAAGCCGAAAGAGTTTTAAAATTTCCAGGGATTGTTTCTGGTCAAGGCAGTTTATTATCTAAAACATCTAGTGGATGGAAAGATAAATTAAAACAAATTAAAAAGGGTTCTGGTGCAGGGAACACTATAAAGGTGTAAAATATGAAATTCTTTTTAATAGTAACATTTTTAATGGCTAACACAGCAGCATTAGACAGGCCAATGTATGTTTTTAAAACCCCATCATTTGAATCGATGAAAGAATGTAAAGAATATGTTAGTGTCATGCATATGAAAATTTACCAACAAGCTAGTCAGTCGTATAACTATCAGTACACGCCTGAAGCAATCTATTGTTTAACACAAGACGCAGTAAAAGAGATATTTGAGTATAATTATGGAAATAAAAACAAAACCGGTGTATGAGATAATTGATAACTTCTTAAGTAAAGAAGATCATTATCGTGTAAAGAAAGATTTAGAAAACCGTAATTTTGAATGGTACTTTTCTCCTAAGTCCGGTCATCCTAAAGAACACGAAGAATTATATAATTGGCAGTATTTTCATACTATGTACTATCATCTAGGAGGATATAAGAGTAGACTCTTTCCAATAGTTCAGCCTTTGATTACAAAATTAAAACCTATGATTTTAATTAGAATTAAAGTAAACGCAACAATGTACGATAAAAAGATAATAGAATATCCTCTCCATGTCGACACTGATATAAAATGTAAGACAGGCGTTTACATAATTGATACTAGCGACGGATATACATATTTTAAAGATGGTCAAAGAATTGACAGTATAGCAAATAGATTTATTACTTTTGATTCTCATCATGAGCACGCTGGCACTAATCTTACTTCTGGAAAGAGAAGAATAGTCGTCAACATTAATTATATGCAGGATGAAATACTATATGAAAAAGATGTTCAAACATGAAAAAGTTGATATTGGATATGATGACATGGTTGCAGAAACAACCGATGCTGGGAGAACTTATCATGCTCCTAATGGCAAGTCTTATCCTAGTATCACAACTGTTCTAAGTATACTTAGCGAAGATTCTATAAGAGCTTGGCGTAAAAGAGTTGGCGAAGAACAAGCTAATATTATAAGTGGAAAAGCTTCTAGACGTGGAACTAATGTACATTCTATAGTTGAAAAATATTTAAATAACGAAGACATTATAGAATTTTTACCTCATATTAGACAAAGTTTAGAAAATTTAAAACCAGTACTTGATGAATCTATTGGAACTATTTTTGGTTTAGAACTTCCACTTTATAGTCATCATCTTGGAATAGCTGGTCGTTGTGACTGCATTGCAGAATTTAATGGTGTACCGTCAATAATAGATTTTAAAACATCTCGTAAACTTAAAAAGAAAGAATGGATTCATAATTACTTTGCTCAAGGAGCTGCTTATGCTATAATGTGGGAAGAAAGAACTGGAATGTCTATTCCAAATATTGTTATTGTTATGGACGTTGACCATGAAAAACCAGCAGTTTTTGTTGAACATAGAGACAACTGGACTAAATTATTAAAAAATACTATTAATGAATATAAAACAAGAAAGATGTTTGGACACTAATGCAATTTACACAGGTACTACAATTAAGAAATGAGTTCGAGTTTATAACTAAAAATTTTAATATGCCAGATGGATCTGATATAGATACTATAGAATGGTTTTTAAAGAATGGACATAAGTCAAATTCTCTTCGTAATGGATTTAAAGAAGCAAAAAAAATAGCGAAGGAAATAAAGGAGTACTCCGATGGCTGCACAAAAAAAACTACAAGCAGGAAGCAAATACGCGGCATTTGATAAAGATGGCGATGGTATAGTAACAGATGAAGAGTTTGAAATGGAACAAAAATTAGTACAATTAGAAAACGAAGATAAAAAACAAGATGCACAACGAAACATGGCATGGTTTGCTTTAGGTGGAATGCTACTATATCCAGCTATTGTTGTTATTGCAACGTTGTTTAGTCTTGATAATGCGGCAAAAATACTAGGTGATATGGCTGCAGTGTACTTTGTTTCTGTTGCTGCTATAGTAGCTGCGTTCTATGGTAAAGAAGCACTAGCACAAAAAAGTGCACCTAAAAAATAAATAAAGGATTTTTGTTATGAAGCTTTGGAAATATAAAAGTTATGATGAATACGTTAGAGTTCAAGTTAACGGTAATGCATCTAAATTAACAAACGTTTGGGCAGATGAAAGTTGTATAGATTATATTTGCGATTTAGCTCGTAATCCAGATGGAATTACTATAAAAAAGCCTCCGGAAAACGTTATATGTCATGGAACCAGAAATGGTTCAGAACAAAAATGGTTTATAAAAAATTTACCAGATGCCGCTGTAATAGGAACAGAAATATCTCATACCGCAACTGAGTTTCCAAATACTATTCAACATGATTTCCACGTACCTATAAAAGAGTACATTAATAAATTTGATATTTTGTATTCAAATTCTTTAGATCATTCGTATGACCCAGTGAAATGTTTAAAAACTTGGATCGATCAACTTAATGCAGATGGTTTACTTTGCATTGATTTAGCTCAAGGCCGAGAAATGATTTCAAGAGAATTAGATCCACTTGAAATTACTAGTGAAGAACTAATCAATTTATTAATAAAAGATTTTAGTTTAAAACTTATAGAAAGAAAAGTTATAGACAGGAAGAGGGGCGTTAATAGCGAACTTCTAATATTTAAAAAATGAAAAGATTAATATATCAAGTATATACTGGTAACCGTTCAAAACTTTATGACCACTGCACTAAATCAGTTATGGAATACGCTGTTAAGTACGATATTGATTATATATGCCAAAATAGACCAATTATGATGATTAAACCTGACGTATTTGCAACAAATCGTAGTAAGGAGTCGTACGAAAAATATGGAGGATTCTTACCGATATATGAAAAAGAAAATGCATTCGATTATTTTGATAGGTATGACCAGATTTGTATTATTGATGCTGATATCTGGGTGCGCCCTGAAACACCAAACATCTTCTTGGAACTGGATAATTTCGGTGGAACCACCGAATTTGCCGGAGTTGTGGAAAGAATGGCGCCA